AGATGGTAGAGGGTGGTGCTGACCTAGCTCACATCATGCAAGTCAGTGGACACCGTAGCCCTGACTCCGTTAAACCTTACATGGTAAACACTTACACTGGTGCTAAGACTGCGCTAGCTAAGAGAGGAGGACGTTATGAAGATTGATAAACGTACAGATGAATCAGTTTATGTAGAGATAAACGGTTGGGTTATTTACTTAGAAGTATCGGAAGCTACAGAGAATAAGCCCTACGTAAGCAGATGGAAGAAAGCTAATGCAGAACGTTAAGAAATACGTAGAAGGTCTTGATATAAAAGAAGGAATGCAGTATCGTGCTACCTGTCCTTGGTGTGGTGGTAAGAACACATTCACTGCTACCAAAGAGGATGGCACTGTGTTATACAACTGCTACAAGCTTGACTGTCGCATCAAAGGTGCAACCAGTACAGGCATGACAGCAGAGGAGATCATGGGTAGGTTACGCCCACGTACTACATCCGCAAAGGAGGAACAAGAGTTGCTTACGTGGCCTGAACATGTTGTCACACCCAGCGCAGAGCACACACTACACACTAAGTTTGTCAAGCGCTGGGACTTAGAGTATGAATACTTGATGTACGATGTCAAAGATCGACGCACTGTGTTCCCAATACGACATGAAGGTAGGCTAATTGATGCAGTTGGACGTGCGTTAGATGGAGCTATACCAAAGTGGTATCGTTACAGTGGGGTAGCAGATGTATACAAACGTACAATAGGTAAACCCAACGGTGTAGCTTTACTGGTAGAGGATGTCATTAGTGCAGTCACAGCAGCTAAACTTGTGCCAGGTTTGACAGGTGTTGCGATCCTTGGTACATCACTTAATGTTACAATGATGAAACATTTAGAGGATTACTACAGGGTAATTGTAGCGTTAGACCCTGATGCTGCACACAAGACCTTGGCATACAAGCGAGAGATAGAGTCATGGACAGGGTTAGACACAAGAGCATTAAGACTTGACGATGACCTGAAGTATAAGGTAGAGTCCGATATAATCAAACTTAAGGAGTTAGTTTAATGGTATGGGTTTTACTCTGGATACAAATGACTAACAGTCAAGGGGTAGAGTATTACCAAATAAATACTTATCCTAAGCAAGAAGAATGTACTAAGGCATTGACTGAAGCAGAGGTAATGCTAAACCATCAAGGAGAAACAGTAGTTTGTTTGGAGGTAAAAGTTAAATGATAGAAGTAACTTACGTGAATCACATGGGTGATGACTTATCTGTAGTTAATGCTGCACGTGTTAGCTTTGGTAAGAAGTCAGACTATATGATGCGTGTACACAATGGTGAAGCTAAGGTACTGCAGCACAAGGACAGTAAACTTATTCGTTATCTAGCTAAGCATAAACACAAGTCACCTTTTAACCATACGTTCACTACCTTCCATGTCAAGGCTCCAGTGTTTGTAGCACGTCAGCTTGTTAAGCATGAGTACATGCCTTGGAATGAGATCAGTCGTCGCTACGTGGATAGTGATCCTGAGTTCTACGTACCTGATGTATGGCGTGGACGTGCACAAGATAAGAAGCAGGGTAGTGCAGGTATAGTAAAGACTAACGCTAACATAGAGTATCACAACAACGTAATGCTACAGCTATACAAACAACAGCTAGACGAAGGTGTGTCACCAGAGCAAGCACGTATACACCTACCACAATCTATGATGACAGAATGGTACTGGTCAGGTACACTGTATGCTTTCGCTAAGATGTGTGGACTACGCTTAAAGGAAGACACCCAGGCTGAGACACGTATCGTAGCTGAGAAGATCGAAGATGTAATGGCTAAACTATATCCCGTATCATGGGAAGCATTAAGGATGTATGAAGAATGACAACAGGAATGATTGGAGTAGAACAAATAGAGGAACACGAAGATGGCAGTGCCACATATCAGTTTCACATGGATGTGCATTGTCGTGGACTATTGGCAGAGGAAGGCTTGAAGTTGGTACTGTACTGTGCCGCAGCAAACATGGACATGCAGTTGGTGTATGACTTTATTGAGGATCACATCAAGTACCAGAAAGATGAACTAACAGAGTATGAGTTTGGAGTAGAAGATGACGAAGCTACCTGAAGGACGTAAGCCTTTACCCAAAGAATGGTTCGTTGATAGGGCGAAGAACTGGAGCGATAAACCTAAAGAGAAGAAGTGGAAGACATGCGTAAGCTGTGGTAGCCCAGCGCAAGATGACTTCTGTAGTTTCTGCTTAGAGGAAGAATGATGTACACTGTAGAGTTTGAACCTGACGCAGCTATCATTAAGTCACTAGATGAATCAAATACGTGTGAAGACATAGAGATTATCATAGCTGATGATGGGATAGTATTCCTTCGCCAGTTCGTAGAAGAGTTAAACAGACACGAGATTATATCAATTACATATCAGCAGCTACTAGACATTATGGCTGCACTTAAATCACCTGAAGGAGCATTCTATGCGAGATTCCAACCCACCAAAAACAGCAATACTTGATCAGCGAGTACCGCTTGGTATGGTATTTGTTAAGCTAAGTGTAGATGAAGTACTAGAAGCGTGTGATATTTATATCAATAATAAAAAGTTTGACAGTGATCTTGACGCAGTGTATGACGGTAGTCATATAGAAAGCTGGGACTACTGGTCACAAGGAGATGTGTAATGACTTCAGTTAAAGAACTACAAGAAGAACTAAAAGAATGGGAAGCTAAGTTACAGCACCCGAAGCTAGAAGCTTATGAGCGTAAGTTGATACAGTGTGAGATCGCATACTTACAGAAGGAAATACAGGATAGGCAGTACACGAAGAAGAAAGAGTACGCCTAGCCACAGTCTTAGAGGAGACACGACATGATGGAACTAGCACTGATCCGTACATTGATGGATAAAGAGTTCTATGACAATCACAAGGGCATCCGTTGCCCTGATAAGATATTCACTAAAGATGTACGTAAGATCAAGCAGACGCTAGACTATGCTATGGATACGTATGAAAAGACGCTTAGCCCTACTGAACTAGAGGCTCTCTTCTACGCTGGCAACAACAGCATGACTACCGCTAACAAGGAAGCGTATCGTGATCTGTTCCACAAGATTGCTAAAGAGAATCCACTTAACAATGAGATAGCTACAGATGTATTGTCTAAGCTATTTCAACAAGTAGTCGGTGAAGAGATTGCTAACCTTGGCTTTGATTATGTTAATGGTAGCCAGAATAGTTTAGAACCTTTGCGTAACTTATTGCGTGATTATCAAGATGACTTCATGCCTAACCTCAAGATTGAATGGGATGACATGGACATGCAGACATTGCTTGAAGCTAACGACATACAATCACAATGGAAGTGGAACATACCATCCCTACGCCGTAAGGTAGAAGGTATCAGTGGTGGTCACTTAGTTGTTGTAGGCGCACGTCCTAACACAGGTAAGACTAGCTTCCACGCTAGCACTATCGCTGCACCAGATGGCTTTGCCCACCAGGGTGCTAAGTGTATGATCCTCTGTAATGAGGAAAGCTATGAGCGTGTAGGTGCAAGATACCTTAGTGCTGCTACCAGTATGAGCATGGAAGAAGTCAAGGCTAACATGGCTGTGGCTGCTATGCGTTACGAACCTGTACGTAAGAACATTTTTGTAAAGGATAGTACAGGTAAGGACATGTCATGGGTAGAGGCAGTCATTAAAGCATACGAGCCTGACATTGTAGTACTAGACATGGGTGACAAGTTCGCTAACAAGACAAGCGATAAGTCAGATGTGTATCTCAAGGAAGCAGCTATCCATGCACGTAACATTGCTAAGCAATATGGTTGCGCTATTATATGGATGTCACAACTATCTGCTGTAGCTGAAGGTATGGTACGTGTAGATCAATCAATGCTAGAAGGATCGAAGACAGGCAAGGCTGCAGAGGCTGACCTGATGGTACTGATCAGTAAGAATAAACTTGTTGAAGGACAGGATGATGAAGAAAGTAATCAACGTCACCTCAACATTGCTAAGAACAAACTCAAGGGTGGATGGCACGGTGTAGTACATTGTGAACTAGACGGTGAACGGAGTCAGTACCTTGCGTAATGTATTAGATGTAGAGAACACAACAACGAAACGTGATGGCAAGACTATCATGGACCCGTTTGAACCAGGTAATACATTGACACAAGTAGGTGTGCTTGATGTAGACAACTGGAAGAACGAGAACATCATTACGCTTGACCACGTGGAGTACAAAGATAACAGTGGTGCAGGTAGAAAAACCTTGCAGTCTATCTTAGATATGACAACCCTGTTGATTATGCACAATGCACAGCACGATCTCATGTGGCTATGGGAATGTGGGTATAAGTATGACGGTCCTATTTATGACACGATGTTAGCAGAGTATTTGCTTATGCGTGGGCAGAAGATACCTGTAGGCTTAGAGGCATGTGCTGAACGCAGACAGCTAGAGTTCCAGAAGGATGACACGCTGAAGCGTTACTTCAAGGAAGGATACAACACAAATGAAATACCTCTCAATGAGCTTAGCTTTTATCTTAGGCATGATCTGCTCACAACTCGTGAGCTGTTCCTCAGTCAAGAACACGACTACGCCCAACCAGAATCCGCTTCCCTTCATCCAGTTAGAGAAGTCACCTTCAACACCTGCAAAACCCTCACAAGAATGTACATGTCAGGATTCTGTGTGGATGACAACGCCCTTAAGGTAGTACGCAATGAGTTTCAGAATGAGAAAGCGCAGATCGAAGAACGTCTTCAGCAGCAAGTCAGGGAACTTATGGGGGACACACCTATCAATCTCAACTCTCCAGAGCAAATGTCCCAAGTTGTATTCTCAGTTGCGGTCAATAACAAAAAAGAATGGGCTGCGCTCTTCGACTATGTGGAAACACAAGAAGAGTTTAAAGCAGCGGTTAAGGCTAACTCGACTCCGATACTCCGTACCAAGGCTTTCACCTGCCCGACATGCAATGGGGAAGGCAAAACGTACAAAGTAAAGAAGGATGGTACACGATTTAAGAAGCCTAACAACTGTAAGGATTGTGATGCACGTGGTTATCAGCTAACAAAGATCAACAAGATGGCAGGGCTATGCTTTGCTGCACCAAGTAAGAAGTGGGTATCAGCTAATGGATTCAGTACAAGCAAAGACAACTTGGATGTACTTATTGCAACTGCTAAAAACAACGGGATGGATAATGCTGTGGACTTTCTTACTGACGTTAAAAGGCTATCTGCTATTTCTAGCTACCTTAGCAGTTTTGTTGATGGTATCGACATTTATAGAAAGCCAACCACAGGGATGCTACACGTGGGACTCACACAACACATCACAAGTACAGGTAGATTTTCTGGACGAAATCCCAACATGCAAAACATGCCAAGAGGTGGAACCTTCCCCGTGAAACGTGTTTTCGTGTCAAGGTGGGGCAGCGGCAAGATTTGTGAGGCCGACTTTGCCCAGCTTGAGTTTAGAACTGCTGCGTTCCTTGCACAAGATGAAGTTGCTATGGAAGAGATTGCTACAGGGTTTGACGTACACAGTTACACAGCTAAGGTTATCACTGATGCAGGTGAACCTACGTCACGCCAGGATGC